CGAAGCCCCCCCACTAAACGAAGGCTTCAAGCCTTCTAAACCTAAGCAATCAAAGGTTCCCTCGGGAACCTTTTTATATTTTGGAGGGGCAATAGCACAGTTATACAGTTCACCTAACTGTGCGGAGTGACACCAGAAGGAAAAAAGTCACTCCATAAAAACAAAAACTAACTAATTGCTTATAAACTTATAACAATCTAATATAACGTCACCTCAAGGTGACATAACCCCTATCATTTACAATCCCAGGATGAAAAATGAAATACAAACTGAACAAGCGCAAAAGCAAAAAGCTGTTCTCAAGGACGGCTTCAAAAGTAAACAAAAAGAACGTCCCTCACAAAATAATGAGAGGCGGGTACCGG